GCCGCAATTTGTCACGATGATGCTCTTTACACCATATGTGACGCTGCTTTGGAGGGGAAAGAATCATGAGTGATGAACGCAAGCGGGATGAGGAAGCGGAAATATCTTACGCAAATGGCGCGATGCCAGACTTTGATATTGAGAGGTTCGAACTAAATCCGAAATGGTCAGCTAACCTGACCAAATGGCAACAAATTCGTTTCGACTTTCGGGCTGGCATCGATTACTGCCGCGAGACGGAGGTAAAAGAGCTAAAGGCACGGGTTTGCCTGCTCGAAAAATCTTTAATCAAGACGCCAAAAGAGCTTCATGAAATTTCCGAAGGCGTCGAACGCATGGGGTTTGGTACTAGCGAGAATACTCGACTTCGCGAGCAACTCCGCGTGGCGGTTGAGGCATTGAAGTTCTACGCGGAACGAATGAGCTATTCGATGGACTGGGATACCAGCGATAGAGGCGTTTCAAGGCGAGTTATTTTATACTCCGACCAAGAAGAAATTAACGAAGCTACTATTATTGCGGGCAAACGTGCCCGTGAAGCACTCCAAAAAATCGAAGCGATGAAAGGCGGCGGAGATGAACACTGATTGCGAAGATTATTACTATCCGAGAGCGTTAGATTCAGTGGAGGCTAAAAACCGGAAACTAGAATCCCAACTCCGCGCCGTAACGGAAGATCTTAAGAAAAGCTGCCATTGCCGTCCTGGCGGCGGCCCTTGCGCGTGCTGTTTGATCTTAAAAAAATTGGAAGGTGAAAAAGCATGAGTTTAGAAAAGGCAATTTGTCAGGACGTTTTAACTCTAGACACCGTGGACGCACAATTCTGTAGTGATCACTTAAAAGAACAGATCAAAAAACTAATTAAAGAGCGCGATCAATTGCAGATGCAAGTGCATGAGGGCTACGAGTGGTCATCAAAAGAGATCGGAAAGCGAGATGACCAACTAGCCTCTGCCGCTTACGCGCTCGAAGGGCTTCTTGATAGGAAATCTGAAGAGTCGATCAGGAGAGCGCAAGAAGTGGTGGCAGAAATTAGAGATGAGGAAGCGAATGTTAAACGGTAATGAGGGCCATTTTTGGGCTAAAGTGAAGAAGACAGAGCACTGCTGGCTTTGGACGGGATGCATTAAGAGCAACGGTTATGGCACTTACGGAAAAGAAGGAAAATACGCACATAGGATTTCCTACGTTTTAACTCGAGGCGAAATACCATTAGGGCTTCAGTTAGATCATCTTTGCAGAGTTCGCAATTGTGTAAACCCTGACCATCTCGAAGCGGTTACGAGAAAGGAAAATATCAGAAGAGGAATGGCCGGATCTGGAATAAATTCAAGAAAAACATCCTGCATTAGAGGGCACAAGTTATCAGGGAGCAATCTTTTGGTGGTTGGCAAGAGAAAAAAGCGACAATGCAAAATATGTTCGAGATTTAGGTTTTTAAAATTTATTAAAGGTGGTTCTTTTGCTGAAGTTTTTTTAAGCAGCGAAACAAGAAAGGCTCAATCAAAATGAAGATAATAACTAAAGTTCGTTGTCCTGGGTGTCGCCTTCGTACCGACGTGCAATGCAAGAAGCCAGGGTTCATGAGTCCGGTGTTCCTCACGTTCGAGTGCGACTCGTGCGAGAGTAAGGTTTCGATCAAGCTCGCGCAAAACCCAAAGGACAAAATGTCGGTGATGGTATCGACGCTTAATCTTACTCCCAGCATGCTCCTCATGCAGATGCTCGCGGAAGAAGAGCAGGAGCGGAAAAAAGATATCGAGCTTAACTCGGTGGAAGGCGCGAATGAGTCAACTTAGTTTCGGTTTTAACTCGATCAAGGATCACGAGATTTTTCGAGATCTCGCTCCGCACATCGTGAAAAGTTTCTGGAAGTACCACACGGACAATCCACATGTTTTTACTCTCTTTTCAAAGTACGCTTACGAGCTAAAAAGCAAGGGCCGGAAGCATTATGGCGTGGGCGTGATCACGGAGCGGATTCGGTGGCACATCGCGGTTGAAACGACTGGGGATGATTTTAAAATTAATAATAATTACCGGAGCTGTTACGCGCGATTGCTCATCATCCACGACAGATCTTTCGCTGACTTCTTCCAGACGCGCCGCTCTCCTGGGACGGTTAAAATACAAAAAGGGGACGCCGCTTGAAACAGAACGAAAAGAATAGTTCAATCAAAACAGAAGATCAGATGACTCTCAAAGAAATCGAGAGACGAGTGATCATAGCGCGGCTTTATGCGATGGAGGGAATTCGATGGAAAACCGCAAAGTCTCTTGCCATCTCGCAGGGAAAGTTGAAGATCAAACTCCGTGAGTACCAAGATCAAGGGTACGTCTTCCCGCCAGCCCGTTCAGGTACGCCTGCTGCATACGCGCGTCGGCTTAAAAGAGAAATTGCCGAAGGTCGCGGCCGCACTCCATAATCTTTTTTCGGAGAAGTGTCAGCCATTCTACATTGTGGTCGAGGGCGAGTTGCCGCTCACGGTCAATCATTCGAAGTTTAAAAGAATCAGGAAGGCCAAGACCGGAACGTATTACGCGCAAGACGTTTTAAAGCCGGAAGTTTTTGTCTTCCGCGATCTCGTCAGATACGCGACCATAGGTAGGAAGTGGGAGCCGAGGGGGACGACGGCCGCGATCATTCTCTTTGAAAGCCCCAATTGGTTGACGCTCAAAAATCAGGTGAGACAGGTGGACGCGGACAACAAAGTAAAACCCCTTCTAGACGCAATCCAGCACGCCACGGGGATTGAGGACGAGAGGCATTTCCAACTCCACGTCTTCAAGGTATGCTCTAAGAAAACTCGAACAGTTGTTCTGCTCTACGATCTCGGTGATTTGGTCGAGATGTACGAGTAACGAAGAAAGGGATCGCACGATGGCAAAGCTCTTGGTTCTTGAAAAGGATCAGTACCTGAACGGCAAAATCCAACTCCGCCGGGGACGATCCGCGCTAAGGTCGTCAACCGAGTGCAGAATACTGACATGCCCGTAAACCTGACGGGAGCCGCGGCAACGGGGTTCTTTAAAGCTTCTGACTCGACGGATCCGGATGAGGTCATCGCCGTGGGTGGAACTATCGCGACCGGGGATCAGGGCGCTATCAGCTTCGCGGTCGATAAGTCGGTGACTGATGACATAGCGGTCTCGGAAGAGGGAATCAGCTTCTACGCCTCGATTCTGGCCGGCTCCGAGCTCTATACGGTCGAGACCACGGACAACCCTCTCCAAATCAAAGATCGCGGTTTCGTAGAAATCTAATTGCAGCCCCCTGTCTTGCGTGTAAGACTTGTTTGTATTACGCAAAAATAAATCGTCTTACACCACAGATCCAGAGGGGGACCCAAAATGGAAGACACGAATGCCGAACAGCGCCTATTGAACCTGCACGAAGTATTAGTCGACGCCAAGCTCGACGAAACGATTGAAGGGGAGGAGTGGGGGACGACGACTTTTCGCTTACCCACTCGAGTAAAAGAAATAGTTGACCAAATCTGTCAGACTAATGGAGCCACGCCTTCCCAATTCCTGCGCCGCTGCTGCGTCCAGTTGGTAAGCGAATACGAAGTCCGGCTCTAGGGGGCTGACGAGTTGTGCCCACACCAAAAAAAGGGCCCACTCGCAAGTCGAGGCCCCTCCCGAAGACCAAAGAAGGTCGCGTAGACGTCGATAAGTTGAAGCAACAATTCATGGACGCCAAAGCCATGAACTCTCGCGACTTCTCGGAGGAGATGAATTACCGGCGCGCCTCGGTCAACGAGATGTGCCCGATCCGTCGCTGGCGCGAAGAGAAGCTCTCGGTTCTCATTCAAGAGGCCGATGAAACGACTCAAAACCGCGCCATCGCCATTCGCGCCGAGACGCTGACCGCTCAACTCAAGACAATCGAAGAAGTGCCCGCGACCCTTTTCCGCGCCTTAAACGTCTATAAGTACGCCATTCGGGACGCAGAAGAGCGGATTGCGGACGATATTCGAGACAAAATGTCCGGAAATCATCGCAAAGAGGGATGGAAACCGAAGTTCAAGATGTCTCAAGAAGACGTCGCCGCCCTGATGAGAGCGGGCGAATCAATCCAGAAATCCCTTTACGCCTCAGTAGGCCTCTCAGTTAAGAGCGATCGTACGCCCGCCGTTCAAATGCTTATCGACAAGGCCGAGAACATCTCGAAGTCCCGAGAGCAGAGTACGGAAGGCCAGAAGCTCGTCCCGATCAAAAACATGGGAATGGTCGATCGCGCCACACTCAGCGAACTCATGGAAAAGTGGTTCGATGCCCCTCAGGCCCCCCCGCCAGCTATTGACCAGCCGGATCCAGACGAGGTCCTAGAATCAGGCGGAACCCTCCCCACCGAGATCGTCGTGGATGGTGACGAGCCGTGATCGACCTAGCTCCCTGGCAAGTCGCGGCCGTTTACAATCCCTACGACCACTTTGCCTTCTTCGCCGGGGTTGCTGCAGGGAAAACGCTCTGCGGCTCTCACTTTGCCATAGACATGTTCGAACGCTATCCGCACGTCACGGGCTTCATCGGCGCGAACACCTATGACCAGCTCTCTCAAGCCTCGCTCCGAGAACTCTTCTACTGGCTCGATCAGTACGGATTTGAATGGGTAGCCGACTGCCAGCCTCCGCAAGAGTGGGGGGCTCAGAAGACGTTCAAGAAGTATTCAAACATCCTTAGCGTCAAGGTCGGAACCGTCGTCGCGCACGCCTTCACTCGTGTCCTATCCGATCCTAACCCGCTCCGCGGTATTGAGTTCTCCTGGTACTGGCTCGACGAGACTCGCGACACGCCTGAGAACACTCACGACGTCGTCCTCTCGCGTATGCGGGAATCGGACATTCAAAAGGGCATCATCACCACGACCACGAACGGAGAGGACTGGGCGCACAAGCGTTTCGTGAAAGGCAACGACGGCTCGCGCATGTACGGGTCAATGCACGTCCCAACGATCCGGTCACTCGAGTATGGAATCATCACGCAGAAGTACTATGATACCATGCTTAAAAGTTACTCACCCATGATGGCTCGTCAGGAATTGTGGGCAGAGCACGTCAATGTTTTGGGCGGCAGAGCGTACTACTCCGCTGGTGAGCACAACCGGAAAAGACTTTCTCCTTGGGGCACTCGTAATCCTGATCGCGAGAGACCGTTAGTAGTCGGATGCGACTTCAACTTCCAGCCCGCGCCTTGCGTTTGGATGATTGGACAGACAGGCCCGCCAGGATGGGAAGATCACATTCATTGGTTCGCCGAGATAGCACGCACTCAATACTCGTCTCGACAAATGGCGCAAGCCTTACTGAGTCAGTTCCCAGATTTCTTTTACGAGATCTACGGCGACATGAGCGGTAACCAAGGCACGACGAGTAACGCCGGCACGACTGACTACGATCAGATCGGAATTGAATTAGCAGACGCGGGCGCACTCTACACGATCGGACTCGACATTGAAGACCCGAACGAGTCGAAGCAGAACCCGCGAGTGAAAAACCGGGTAGAGAACATGAATGCAATGTTCCTAAACGCACTCAATGAAGTGCATCAAACTTACAATCCCGATACTTGCCCACTGTTCGACGCTGATATGAGATTGGTTGGATGGAAACCGAATTCACAAAAAGGCAGAGGCAAGTTAGATAGCGGCGGGGACATACAAAGAACCCATGCGTCGGACGGAGCTGGGTACGCGGTTTGGAAAAAATTCCCACCAGGACGGTTTGGTGTGGTTGGTAAGAGTGGCGAGAGTCCAAGAGCGAAAGCAGTCGGAGGGGCTGTATAAAATGGCAGACATAGATTTGTACGAACAGTTGCGCGGGCTAAAGCTCTACCTAAAAGAAGGAGCGATCATTTCCCTCGGAGATGACATCAAAATTCAAGTATTCGAGATCGGTGGTAAGACGTGCCGAATCTCGATCGACGCGGACCCGAAGAAGTATGCAGTCCATCGACTCTTCGCTAGTTTCGAGGACATTAGGAAACGGGGCGGCATACAGTGACAAGTTCGACTTTCATGTTTAGAGTTACAGGTGGGGGGTGCTCAAGGAGTGAGAGCCTTTGCGAGCCATGGATTGGTTCGCCCTTCCTAATCGCAGCAACAGAGTTTAGGATAAGATCAAATGGCAAATAAAGATTCTCCGACCGGCTACCCAAGTCAATACGCTGACGCGAATGATCTTGAGATTGAACAGATGCTCTATGCTCGTCACGCGGAAGTAACCTCACTCAATGACCTCACCACTCAGCGCGGTACTCCAATCCCGGCTTTGTTTTCTCAGTTCTATAAGTTCGTCCAAAATCCTTCCTCAGTCAGCGTCGAAACCTTCAAGCGCATGGTTGACACGGACGACACGGTGGGATCTGGTGTCGACTTCCTCACCTCATGCCTCGCTGCGCGTCTCGGGCGATACCAGCATAAGAGTGAAGAGATCACGAATTGGGTCAATGAACAGTTAGATAAAATTCAAGGCGGGTGGACGAATGCTGTTAAAGAAATGCTCTCGGCAACCTGGGCAGGGTACTCTGTCAGCGAAAAGGTTTGGGCGAACACCAAAAATGGATTCGTGCCAGAGGCGATCGTCACCCTACCTCCCGGCACCATTCTCTTTGAAACGGATCGCACTGGCCGTCTAACCGCTGACGGAATCCTTCAGTACCAACGCAATTACAATCCCCAAATGCTCGCACAAGGGCTTGGCTTCTTTGGCGGCATCATTGGCATTGGCTCAGGCTTCTCGGGTAACTCAGTCCGTCCCGATGCGTTTGCAAAGTTCGGCGATCTTCCGTTCCCAATGCGTACCGCGAACACGTTCAATTATTTGTCGATCCGCATCCCGACGCAAAAATGTATCCACTACTCTTACAACGCTCAAGGTTGTTTCGGCAATCCATACGGCCGAAGCCTCCTTCGTCGTGCCTATAAGTATTACGTTCTCAAAGACGAATTCTTGCGCATGATGGCTGTCGCTCTCGATCGTAAAGGAACGCCTCTGACTCTGATCTATGCCGATCAGCACGCCTCGCTTCTTGATCCGTCGAAAAAGACGGCAGGCAAGAATATGAAGGGCACGAAGGCTGCGAGCATGAGAGCGGATGAAGCTGCTCAGGCTGCCTTTAAAAATATCCATAACGATTCCTTCATCGTTTTACCGGGTAAAAAAGGTCAGATCTACGATACAGACTTTGTTCCTCAAGCGTCGAACACGGCGGACTTCATCGAGGCATTACGCTTCTGTAATAATTCGATCATGCGTGCGCTACTCATCCCAAGCCTTGCCTTTAATGCGGGCGATGGAACAGGATCATATGCCCTCGGCCAGGAACACTCGAAGACATTTGACAAAGTGCTCGACTCGAACCTTGAAGGCTTGAGCAACGTACTAATGCAACAGCTCATCAAAGAAATGATCGCTTATAACTTCCCTGCCTCGGCCTGGGAAAAGGACGGACTCGGGTCATTCTCGAAGCGTGAGTTCTCGCAAGAAGAGCGTCAGAAAGAAGCAGAGATGTTCGAGAAAGCAGTCAATATGGGAATCGTTGACTCGAACGATCTCAATGACCTCAATCAAATGCGCGACACTCTCGGCTTTGACCCACGCGAAACAGTAATCGAAAAACCAGTAAACCCTATCAATGACTTATTCGGAGGAGATAAAGATGTCGAAGACGATGGAACAGGTATCGAAGGAGATTCGGATGGCGGGAACGAATTCGAAGGAGACGAGACTGGCGGACCCGGAAGCGGCGGCGAGACAGTGCGATAGCCTAGAATCTCAGGCGATTCGACTTTTAGAGCAATGCCAGCAAATTTGCAAAGCCAATCACCTGACTCCAGGCGAAGGCATTTATGCTGATGCGGTGAAATACTTACGGAGCATGTGGTGATTTATGATTTCATTAACGCAAAGACGATTGGCGATGGAGAGCAACGAGAACACTGAGTCGATGAAGCCGAAGACGATTCAGGAAGTGAGCCAGCAAATCCGTTCGGCGGGGGTAAAGAGTGACAGCGATAAAGAAGAAGCAGCTCCGCCTAAAAAAGAAGAAGCACAAGGACTCGGCGAAAAAGAAACGCCGGAAGAAGGATCTGATAATGATGGCGATGGCGACAGCGTTGTCGAACCACCCACCCCAGTACAAAAAGATCCAGCCGAGATGGAAAAGAATCCTAACGAGTTTCTGGACCCGGCTCCTGTCGAGCCTCGGGCTGCGGACGATGTAGAGCCAGGCACCGAGCCGAACATTGAGACTGACGAGAACTTAGAAGGCGACAAAAACAAAGCGCCTGAGAACAAGATCAACGAAGACGTCGTGAACGACATGGGCGGCGGCACTCTTAACGACGCGCTCAAGAAGACGTTCGGGGACTTCCTTGAAGGCAAGAGAATGAGTAAGCTCGGCGGACCGACTCTAAGGCCGGATACAAAGATTGCCTATAAGAGCGCAACTACTGCGCAGCTTTCTGTTCTTAAAAAAATAGCTGCAAAGATGAACATTCACGAGATACGAGCCGAGGGGAATGTTTTAGAAGTAAAACTTATGATCTCAAACATTCAAGATCAGGGCCTTGGAAAATGGGTTGAAGGATTAGGTGCGTCGATAACTAGAGATGGGTCTTATATCTGGTTAAAGTTTTCAGTTTAGGAGAAATCATGAACTTAAAAGACTTAAATATTGTTCTGGCAATGGTCCTGACATTCTTCGTCGCGCTCCTGTATCCTCGATCGGGGATCTCAGCGAACACGATCACAAAGAAGCAGGCCAATGGTCAGACTATTCTCGACACTGGCGATGGTAAAGGCGTCACGGCTTTCCCGGTCATCGGTCAAGCTCCTGACGGATCTCTTAAAGCAGTGCAGACGGATGCGGACGGAAATTTAATCACGACTGCCGCAGGTGGAGGAGGTAGCAGCTCCGTCACAGTTCTTCCGAATACCGCCGGAAGTTATGCGCAGAGTGGGTCTGTGGGTTCGGGCGCGGCCGTGACTCTTAGCAAGCCTTCAAACGCCGTAGGGTTCCTCCTGATGGCCTCTAGCTCGAACTCACAGAACCTTCGCTTCGCGGTGGGCGCGACTCCGACGACGACCTCTGGAATTCGGTTAGAGCCGGGTCGCGATACTGGTTACATGCCCGTAGCCGCGGACATCAAAGTGATTGCCGAGAGCGGATCGAGCCAGGAAGTGCAAGTGCAATGGGTGCTGAGTCAGTAAATGTGGATTGTTATAGTTATACAAGCCGTCAAAATGTGACGGAAGACATAACACAAGGGGATAATAGTAAATGCGCAATCTTTTCCTAATATTAGGACTCTTATCTAACATAACACAAGCCGGCCTCCCCCCGGTGAAGTCCACGGGCGAGAATTACATCACGACTCAAGCACCTTCGACCGTCGTCGCGAACCCGGTCAACCTCTCAGGCACGAACGTCACGGGCGTTCTTCCAGCCGCGAAAGTCGGCCCAGGAGGAAGTACAACACAAGTTCAATACAACAATGCCGGAGTGCTCGCTGGAGACGCAGGACTCGTTTGGGATAACTCTGGGAAAAAGTGCACGATAACAAAAGGTTCTATCGGCGCGACGACTCCAGGGGATGGGCTTCTTTTACAGAACACGACGGCTGCGACGAACTCGGTTCAGCAATTCTCACCATCGCTTCGCCTTTCCGGTCGGCAGTTTCGATCGAACTCCTCGCTAAGTAAGTCGATGGACTTCCTTCAATACGTCGCGCCGTCGACAAACATCGAGGCGATCGGATCTTGGCGGCTTGCGTGGAGTGGCGATTCTTCGACTCCCGTCACGCTGCTAGACCTCGCGAATAAAGCGCCGAGCACAGGACAGCCGCGCTTCACAATCGGCGCAGGCGTGCAGATCAATTTAAGCAGCGGGAACTCTCAACCGACCACTAACGATCACTTGACTTTCGACAATACCGGCGGCGGAGAAATCCACACGCTTTATAAAATTAGCGGGACTTCAAAGTACGCGACGTCGGTTAGCCCTGATGGGACTAGAGATTATTACGCAACTGGTAGCAGCGGTCACATCTTCAACTACGGCTCGAATATTTTTTCTCAGGCAATGGTCGCGCAGATTTACAGCGGCGGCATTTATAACAACTACGGGAGTTTTAATCAAGGCGCGGTAACTGCCGGACAAGCAAACCAAACACCAAAGGCGACTCTTACGGCTTATGGAAGTTACGCTTCAAAAGGTAAGTTGATCACAAGCGATTACACGATCAGCAACAACCCATCTGTTGAAGCCCAATTTTATTACTGCGACACGACAAATTCGAGCTACTGCGGAGGGACACCTTCTTCTGCTTGCTCATCTTACTCTTACGCCGCGTGTTCTTCGCATACAAATGTTGGGTGCTCCCCAGTCTTGCAAGGAGCCTGCTCTAACGCGAACTCTACCGACTCTGGAACTTGCACGGGCCAATCAGGCTCTTGTACCTGGGACACCTCATCTTGTTCTGCTTACAATAACGATTCTGTGAGTTGCGGCAGTGTCGGGTTTCCTTCTGGGTCTCAGTGTTCTTTTACTCCAGCGTCATGTAGCGACTACGCCAGCAGCGAGGCTACTTGTTCTGCGCAAGGCGTATACGGATGCACAGCGGATCAATCAGATTGTTCGGTCTTTAGTGATGGCGGTGGCGATGGCTCTGCTTGCTCGACGCAACCCACATGTTCCTACGACAGTGGATCAGGGTCATGCTCAGGAAATTATTATGCTGGTAGTTGCTCAGGATCTTATTCAGGTGGCCCTGACGGAGCTTGCTCTGGATCGTACGCCACTGGAATTTGTTCTGGTGGAGACTACGGGTATTGCGGAGGAACAGCGGCATGTCTTCCTCTCGGCACTGGATCGGGATGCGCTGCTGAAACAGGGTGCTCAGTTGTTAGCGGCCTAACCATCACCATGCCCTCGATCGCCACGAATGCTGGGACTGCGGACACCGGAAATTTAATTGGAATCCAGAGAATAGCAGGAAGCGGGACGGTAACGATTGCTCGCGCCGCAAGCACAAGCGATTTGTTTTACACGGGCGGAAGTTCGATTTCTGTTTCGACTAGCAACGTTCCCTATATGCTCCACCCTCTTACAAAAATTGCCGACTGTGGCGCATTAACTACGCAAAGCCCATGCGAAGCCGCCTCGTGCACTTGGGTTCCTGAGGTAGTTTGCTCCTCCTACAACGTGGATGAAGCCGGATGTAATAATCACTCTGGAAATGGTTGCTCATACGACAGCGGTACAAACGAATGCTCTGGGGCAGGTACACCGTCGTCTTGCTACGGAACACCCGCTGAATTTAGAAAATGGTTCAAATGGAACTAGGAGGAAGTTATGGCAGGATGGATTAAAGAAATTTCGCACCCAGAATTCGGTATCCCTGTTTCCTATTGGGAATGCTGGTCCGTTTTTTATGATCACCAGCACCAGCTCTCAACCCTTACCGTTGCTGGAGCGGTCCAGTTCCTGACGGCATTCGCAAGAGGACAAGCAGAGTTTGTAAATTCGCAAGAAGTCGCGTAGATCAAATTAATGGATCCACGAACAAAAATAATCCTCTCCCGTCTTTCTAAGAAAGACCGGGAATCAATCATGCGTAATTCCGAGATCGCTAGGAAACTAGAGTACCTTGGGATCACGGATGTCAGTCGATACTTCGACAACATGCTGGAACAACTTTTGGACGCGGCTAAGTTCGGCAAGGAAATGCCCGAGTTTGATCTTGGGCTGATGTTCTCTGCTCACGCCTTTATGTGCGTGAATCAGGGGATCTTCGTTGCTGAAAGTGAACGCGAGCTTAGGCAGGATCACAGGTTCGCAAAAACAACGATCTATGACTTGATCAGAAAGTGGGACAAATGGCGAAAAAAAAAGCTAGTCACAAGAAGACAAAAAAATCTAGCCGATAAAGTTCGGCGAGAGTTCTTAAGAAAAGTTCAGAACGTCTTCCAGCGAGTTTCGCAGGAGTTTCGCGATGGAGGCGTTTTCGATCTTGCTGGTGCGCGGGAGGATCTTCAAAGAGCTATGAAGTCGTCTCGCGCGCGAGCGCAAATGATTACCAATACAGAAACGGCCTACTACTATAATAACGCTCGTCGCGAAGTGTATGACAAATCCCCGGACGTGAAGGGATATCTGTTCCTGGCGATCCGAGATTCAGCGACAACGAGTTGGTGTAAGACAAGAACAGGATTGGTTTATCATAAGGGCGACGCTCACCTTGATCGAGAACACCCTCCCGTTCATTGGAATTGCCGATCTGAAATGCTTCCTCTCGTTTTACAAAACGCTCGGCACAGAGCGTTGCTTGAGGATAAGACTCTGGATCGACGCAATCATAAATGCACACCCTTGCCACGCGGCTGGACCTCAAGTAGAGTTTAAAGCATATGCCAATGACTAGACTAGAATCTGGGAAACACAACTGTTTCGGCCACATCGCCCTAGCTTCCTCGAAAGAGGATTCCCAAGATGATTCTTTCTTAGAACGAACCGTGATGCTCGTATACGCGGGACAGTTCGAGTCGATGGACGGACCAGTGGAGGTCACGGAAGACCATTTAAAAAGTCTGGTTGAAAACCACAACTCGCGGCTATCAAAATTCAAGAGATTCGCTTCTGGTGAAGCGCCTCTTCGAATGGCCCCACCGCTACAACTAGACCATTCCACCTCTGCCGGCTTCACTGTTGGCAGGGTGGTAGGGGATCTGCAACTCTCGAAATACAAGGACGAAGAATCGGAAGACGAAAAGTCCGCGGTATTCGGAAAGATCCGAGTCCTTGGTAGAGAGAATGTCGAGAAGGTAAAAGACGGAAGATGGATTCACGTTTCTATCGGCGCGGATCTTGAGTCAGGGAAATTAAACGAACTCTCCATCACTCCATTCCCTGCGATCCTTGCGGCAAGAGGAGTCTCGCTCATGGAATTCGATCACTACGATTTATTTGAAAAGCTCGCTCTTTGTAATAACTCTAAAGACATTCAAAAGAGCGCCACCGGAGCCAAAGCGGTTTTCGTTGGAGCTGGAGATGCACAATCTTTTGCTCTCGCTCTTGACAATGCAAACGCATTTACCGAGATCACTCGTCACGATCACATCGTGGAGGCAAAATACAACTTAGCCTTCCGCCTAACAAAGCAGGTGTATATGGGAAAAATTATGAAGCAGAAGAAGTTAGAAATTCACCCCGGTCAGTTTGCTTACGTCTGGGTCGAGAAGACTGAAGGCGAAGGCGAGCCGATGTTTGAAGCCTGGACACGGATGCCCGAGATGGCTTCTGGCGCGAAGGTAGGGGAAGCAAAAAATGAAGCCGATGCGCTCAAGATGGCCGAAGACTCTATTTCGAACCAAGCCAAACGCCTCGCTCAAGAAGGGGAAGCAAAAGTGAAATTACGAAAAGCTATTAAGGCTGCGTTCCGTTTGTCGGAAGACAAAGATGCTGATGATAAACGCGCAGTGATGAAGAAGCATTTAACCGAAGTCAAAAAGATGTCGGAAGACGATGCCGAGAAGCACTTAGCGCAGATGGATGACGATGGAGTCAAGTCCTTGGCTGCCGAGATGGATGAGCACGATAAAAAAATGGCGGCTGAAGCTGAAGAAAAAGAAAAGCTCGCTCAAGAAGCTCCCCCCGCGAACCCTGATCTCGATAAAGAAGAGAAGGACGAGAAGGAGCACAAGTTCAGCGCAGAAGCTAAGAAGACGTTTCTTCGTATGGCAAAGAACATGCGCACAACTTCGGCATCTGTTCAGCTCCAAGCACGCAAGGCAAACCTGACCTCGCGCCTCTCTTCGCTGAGAGCCTCTGCCCGGATCACTCCCGCTGAGTTCAAAAAAATCGATCTCGTAAAGCTCGCGAAAGAAAACGACGCGACGGTTAACGCTGTCTTCAAAACTTACGAAGATCGCGAGCCGGTGATCATGGCCCAAATCATGGGAACGATCCGAGCCGAAACAGTTTCGCAGTTGGCAGAGAAACTTACTGAAAGTCGCCTTATGGCTGAAACGGCAGCAAACATGCCTTTCACCGGCAAGGCGTTCTTGAAGGAAAAAGAAGGTAAGACACCTCAAGTCCGTATGGGCATGCCACCGGTGAAGGAAGAGGCTTCCGAATCACTTTCAAGCGATGCGTGTCAGATGGCTTACGGAGAAGTCTGTAAGATGATGGATTCTGGGAACGTCGAGGCAGCTAAGGCAGCGTTGAAGGCGTTCATGGAAAAGGCATTATCAGGAAATGTAGGACAAGTGATGTCGGAAGATTCTAACGAATCCAAAGCTCAGATGTCGGCACTTGCTGATGAAGTCAAAACGTTGCACAATCAGTTTGAAGAGTTAGTCAAACTGGTTGGGTCTAACCTCGGCGTCGAAAGCGCCGAACTTTAAGAAGGAGTTTAATTATGGCTAGCGGAGTGAGTTCAAAAGACGCTGCTGTAAACAACGAAATCTTTCGTAAAGATAATCCGATGATCTTGGCTTGCGACCGTCACCTCGCGACCATTTTGCCGGTTCGTCTTGCGTATGTTTCGGGTGGTTACAAAGCTGGACAAGTATTGGGTCGGAACAGCGTTTCCGGTAACTATGAAAAGTATGATAACGGGGCTTCGAGCGGTTTAGATACCGCAGTGTGCGTCTTGATGCACGCTGCAACCCCGGCGTCGAGCGATACCGAGTTGGCGAAAGCTGTCTTCGGTGGCCGTGTGTATGAAGACAAACTCACAGGTTTGGATTCTAACGGTAAAACCGATCTTAAATCTCGGAGCATCGTTGATGCGTCTGGATCTCAGATCCTTATTTTCTAATTGGAGAGGAGATCAAATAAATGTCTAACGAATTTTTTACGACAGAATACACGAACATGCTTCAAAAGCTCGTGAAGCAAGTGGTAAATGATCCTTCAACCTACATGGGTTCGAAGTATCTTCCCTCGATCGCCCTTCCTGTGAATCGCATTCGCACGGAAGTAATCGAAGCCTCTGGCGGCTTGACGCTTGAATACATGCCTGGAACGGATCCTAAATACATCCAATCCTTCGGCACGCACGTTCAAGAGTTCGCGCCTCCAAAATTCAAAGAAGGTATTCATTACGATGAGGACAAGATCCTTTACCTTCGCGAGTTGGGTTCGAAAGATGTCGAGAAGCGTGGCGTTCGACAGTACATCGACTTGGACATCGACCGTTTGAATCGCCGTCTCGAAGCGCGTATTGAAAAATTGCGCTGGGATGCAATCTTTAACGGTGGATTCTCGTACATGGGTAAAACCTTTTCCTACGGGATTCCTGGTGCAAACCAAACCACTCCGCTCGGCGCAGTTTGGTCTTCGGACGGTATTGTTGCGAACAACAGTGCAGATCCGATCGTTGACTTGCGTTACTGGACTCTCGGCGGACTCGCAGGCTTCCGTAAGTACAAGATCCGCCAAGCGATCATGAACCCCAACACGGCTCGTTGGATCATGGACAACTCCAACGTCCAATCCTTGGTGAAGCAATACTTCGCCAGCGACGTGTTCGGTGCATACGAATTGAACAAAACAATTCAAATGCTCGTCCCCGGTTGCCCACAAATCACCGTGTACGATGGTTGGTACCAAACCGAGTCTGTTGACTCCGATGGTAAGATCACCGTCTCCGACGCGACGTTCTTCATCCCAGATGGTTACATCTGGTTTGAATGTGCGCTTCCTGGCGGCGACAAAATCGGTGAGTTCGTCCAAGGCGTGCACCTCGCGGAAGGTACGATGGACGCTCCCGGTTACGGTAAGTTCTTGGTTGTCGAGGAGAACATTGCTCCCGGAACTAAGGGCGGACCCGCTAACCCATACGTCGATCTCTGGGCTGGTGTGTACGGCGGCGTGAAGCTCGATCGTCCGTTCGACATCATCACCGCAAAAGTGATCACTTAAGTTAGTTTTTCCATGCGATGGGTGGTCGGGTAATTTGCTCGGCCACCCATTTTTTCTAACAACCCACGAAAGGAAACGATCCCATGAAACCCCCAGAAGAAACAAAACTCGTCAACCCCCCAGCAGGTCAAACCAAAATGGTGAAGTGCAAAGTCATTTCAGGAATCGCCGTGAAGCGTTTAGGCGGAGTCCAGCCAGCAGGGAAATTTGTTGAGTTGACTGAGGCAGAAGCAAAAGAATTTTGTGACCAGACATTCGTTGGTCCATACAACTTCGACGGTGAGCGCGGTAAAAAAAACGCGACTAGAACCCTTCTCCGTCGCGCCGTTCGAGTATCTGACCTTGAGGCAATAGAACGCCTTGAGGCAGCGAAGACAAAGGCGATGAAAGAAACGAGTCTGAGAAGTGATGAGGTTTGATCGGCCTGAGGGGATTCAGTCGGTCATTCGTGGGGAGCCGGACTCGAATGGATCCGGGTTCGGCTCTTACAAATTTTTGAGGTAACTCGTCATGGGACTGTACGCTAGCGAAAACGAAGTAAAGCTCCGACTCAAAGGCAAGGTCCAGTTTACTGACGACGAAACCGATGAGAACAGAATGCACGTCAACCTTCTCAAGCGCCTCATTGCAGAGGCCGAGGGAGAAGTTGAGCTAGACTTATCTCCTCGCTACATGGCTCCGTTTCAAACCGATGCGGGCCAACCCTTCTCGCAGCTCCCCGAACGCCCGACGCGAGAGATCATCCGAACTCTGGCTGAACTCAAGTCAGTAATCCGAGTATTAGAAACGGACTTTGGCTCGGGATCAGTCGTTGATGCGTCGAAGTATTCGGATAGCTTGCAGAAGCGGTACGACAAACTAATCGAGAGATTGCTTAAGCGTCGGGAGTTTGGCGGTAATGAAACGACTCAGTTTCTATATCCGCCACTCCCGAATCTCATGCTCAATTATCACAACGAGCAAGGCGATGACGGCTTCATGGGTCAGATCCTCGTCACGTCCGATGGGCATGGCGACTATGGCTCCGCGCAGGTCAACTCTCCTGGTGAGACTTTCTGGAACGGCAGTGTTGACGAGATAGATCGAGAGCCCGACGTATGATTGCTATCTCGTACAAGTATCCTGACTGGGACCGTAAGCTCAAAAAAGCCTCTCAGGAAATTAACTTGTTCATCGCTGCCGTGATGCAGACGAATCGAGGAATGCTCTTTGACTCGGAAGGCTCCCACAATGGGCATGACCCTTGGAAGCCTCTCGCGTTTCGCGAAGGGATGATCCTGTCCAATCGCGGCGTCCTTCGCAAGTCTATTGCGCCCTTGACGGGCACAGGTCAGCCTGGCCCGAGTGGGATTGTTCGATTTAATGGCGATGTGGTTACGATCGGAACGAAGGTCGCATACGCGCGTATAATGAACGACGGAACGACGAAACTCCCTGGCGGAGTGATCCGCGCTAAGAAAGCCAAAGCTCTCAAAATTCCTGTCCCGCAAGGAGACAAAGCGAATGCCAATGCTAAGGCGATTCAAGTGGAGGCGAACAATAAAAAGATCGCCGCGCTTCAAGCTCGCCTCAATGCGACTCGATCCGAGAGCCCAGGACGTGCGAAACTCATTTCTCAGATCTCTCGCCTTCGAGAGCAGAACAGAAAAGGCACTGGCCCTGTGAAATTTATCTTTAGAAAATCCGTCCGCATCCCAGCTCGACCATTCGACACCTGGACCCGCGATGACGAGAAGGAATTAGAATCCGCGCTTACTGGAAAGATTCGGGAGATCCTGAATGGCTGAGAGAATAGATAAAATCAATCTCAAGCTCGGTCAGCCGAACCCGTACATTGACGGTCCCGCCGAGTTCCTAGTGAAGTCACTTCGCGAACAGCTCCTCCAGGTGGAAGAGTTTAAACTGATCTTTGGCGACTTCATGGACGCTTACAAGAGAATGGATTACCCACTCGTGGCGCTCCCTGCGCTGCGAATGTACAACGAAACCTTTACCAAGGACTTTGAGAGTTGGTTTATTGACGGGGACATCACGCTAGACGTTTTGTTTCCTGCGAACGTAAGACGAGATCAGTTGCAGCAATTTCAGGACACACTGTCCAGCGCGTTACTCCAACAATTCAGACGTCCTACGTTCTTTGAGTCGATGTGCGAGCTTGTTCCTGGGCTGAATGAGCTTGGGAAACGCTTCTCAGTCGACAAATCGTTAGGTTTTGAATGGGGTGAGGCCATTGTCCCTTTGACTCAGATCCGTCTTAATTTTAGGATAGATTTACGGAAATGGGATGATTACTTAGAGTCCACGAATAGGACTAAGGACGATCCGTTCAAGAGAACGCTGGGTGATCTTAAACTGTTGGCCGGCGTCATACAGGGGCTTCTGGATGACGAGTCTGCTAACATAGAGATCGGAACCGACATAAACACGGAGGAATAGAAAATGAGCTTAACAAGCATTGGAAGTCAAAAAACTCCAGGAAGGCCGATCGAAATTACTTTCGCGGCTGAAACTGGCACTCCTTCCGACGCGCAGGAAGTTCTCTTGATCGGAAAAAAACACGCATCAAGTGGAACTGCCACCGCATACGAAGTAGTTGAAATTTCAAACTCTGGCGACCTCGAAGCTGGTAAGGCGGAAGCTGAAACCAAGTTCGGAGCTGGCACTGAGTTGGCAAAAATGGTGGAAGCCGCGATTCGCGCAAACCTTGGCGCATCGACTTACCCAAAACTCAAGTGCGTCCCTCTCGCTTCTTCTGATACCGACTTCGGTTCTGCCGACGTAGCTTTGACGGCTGCGGGCCGAGTGAAGGCGGAGTTCATTGTTTCGCCTTTCGATGGCGACGATGCCACTTTGAGAAATAAACTTGAAACCAAAGCTCAAGAGATGAGCGGCGCTCAACGCGTTGAGAACGGTCAGTACGGAACGATGGGAGTCGTGTTCAACCGCGATGTCGCCGATCCCGCTAACCTTCCTTCGCCTGACAGCGAGTTCTTGGTTGCGGTGTGGATGCCTGATAGCGGCACTCCTGATTACTCTATCGGTGAAATGGCGGCTGCGGCTGCGGCTCGAATCGCTGCAAACGTCGTCCCATTCAATCCAGTCGACGATCTCACGATCAACGGCATTGACGCTCCTGCTGACATGGCAGAATGGATCACGGTCGGAGCTGGCCTTGAGTCGGAAACGGCTCTCGAAAAAGGCTGGACTCCTCTCTACGTCAAGCCAAATGGTGAAGTTGCTTTCGTTCGATCGGTCACCACTCGCATCACGGTTGATGCCGATGGTACGACGGATGTGACGGCATACTACGACGTGCAAGACTTCCAAGTCCTGTACTTCTGGCGCAAAACATTGAAGACCCGCTTCTCGCAAGCAGACTTCAAGCGTCGCAAGGCAAGTAACGAAACCGCAAGAGAAGCACGATCGGAAATGATCCGACTCGCGAAACTGTTCGAAGCGCAAGGCATGTTCCAAGCGGTCGATAAGTTAGCGCCGTACTTCTTGGTTGAACGTTCGACGTCGGACAGACATCGCCTCGATTACAAGACTCCGGTCAACGTGATTCCTGGCTTGCATGTCATGGCAGGTAACATCGTCGCAACTACTCAGTTCGACAAACTCACGATCTAAAGGGGGATTGAAAGATGGCTCAAAAGTATGCCGATAGGGCATTTATCAGTGTAAACGGAGCTAAGATCGCTGACGTTCAATCGGCGAGTCTCAAGCAAAACAAGAACGCCCGCGTTGTCCCTTCGATGACGAACGATGGCTTTAACCGCGGCTTCGTGCAAGGCAATGTCGACATCGACATCACTTTGCAGATCGCGGTTCAAAACGCCTTGTCCCGTCCGAAGCTCGAAAGCATCGACTACGAAAACAGTGACGTGCAGATCAGTTTCGTCTGCGGCGCTGAGATCTTTGTCGCTGCTGGGGTCTTCATGAAGGACGCAGAAGACAATGCCGGCGGAGTTGGCGATGAAGTAAAAACCACGTTCAACTTCGGTGCGCTCACGCTGACCGATTCCGTGGGCAACTCGTCGCTCTTTAACCTCGTTCTCTAAGTCACGACTAGAGAGGAAAGATAAAAATGGAATCCCCAAGTAACTCCGACATCCTAAGCGCAATGCGCCAAGGGGTCGATTACAGGTTAGAAATAACATGCAGAGCTTTTAAGATGTGGGTCCGTCCACTTTCAAGTTACGAGAACATGCTCGTATCTCAAGAAGTGGCGGACCGCCTCTTACGCCTCCCGCCGACGCACCGACTCCCTTCAGTCGAGGCAACGATGCGGGCAAAGATCACTCTGCAAACCGCATCAACGTCAGACGTCGGAAAAAATGATTACCGTCTTACCGAATTAGAAATGGACCGAATGTCGAGCGATGAGATCGCGTACTTATTTAAGCAGTACGCGTCGGCGTGTGATAAAGTAAATCCAAGTCTGGATACGATGCCACGAGAGCATGTCGAAGCTCTCGCGGAGGCTCTAAAAAAAAGCCCCTCGGAAGCGATAGAGCTATCTTTCTCGGACTTGGTGAACATTGTTCGCTACTTGCTGACTCCCGACGCCTCACCAACGGTCAAATAGTTTGGTGGGCAGTCCACGCGCTGGCCTCAGAAAAACTGACAGTGCATAGGAGCAAGGATGGCCGACAATAACAATGTAGAATTATCAGTCCGATCCCAGCTCAAAAAAATCATTGAGGAGCTGGAGGCGATTTCTAACGCCCACAAAGAAGTTCAAGACGAGTTCAAAAAGACGGGCGAAGACGTCGGCAAAAATATCACGGACTCCACGAAGAAGACTGGTAACGCTTTGTCCTCAATGGGCGAACGCGCACGCAGCATCTCGGGACAAATTGTCCGAGACTTTAAGGCCCTCCTCTCTATTGAAGCACTCACGGGCGGACTAAAACTCAGCGAACAATTCAAGGGATCGGTAAAAGAAACGATCGCACTCAGCGATGCCATTCGTCGCCTTGGCCCTGTGTTCGGAATGACGCAACGGCAGGCCGAGTCGTTTCAAAGTAAGGTCGCGAGCGCGATGGGAGAGATCGGCGCATCGAGTGAGGAAGCTGCGAACGCTCTCGGCGGGCTTGCTCAGACTCCGGTTAAAGATGAAAAACAATTAATCGAGTATTCAAAGACTGCTGTCAAATTGGGCAGTATTGGCGGCACTCCAGGGCGATCTGGCGAGATCGGGAAGGGGCTATCCGATCTCGTCATCGCTCGCGGTGGTAATCCTAAAGACATCAATCAGATGAAAAAGGTCAGCGATGAAGTTTTAAAGATCATGAACGCCACGGGACAGAACGCGATCCAAGTTCAATCCTCGCTGAGTGGCCTTTACGCATCTGCAAATTCTGAATTTAAACCGATGCTCGAAAAAGGCGGAGCTGCTTCGATGGCCGCCGCTGAGTTCTACGGTGGTCCTAATGCCTCGGCATTCCTCCAGCGGTATGTGAAGAGCGACACGACGGAGAGAGCGCGATTCCAGGCGCAGGGAACCGGAAATATTATAGACAAATCAGGTCGACTCAATCTAAAAGCCTTTGAAGGCATTCTGGCTCAGGCGAAAAAAGTCGGATACCAAGGCAACGCGGAGCACGGGTTAAAAGGCATGTTCGGATTGTCGGATGAAGAGGCAAAAGGCTTCATGCGCTTGAGCGAGGCTCTTAAAAATAATAAGACCGCGATCGAGGCAGCACGAACCGCTGTCACGGACATCAATAAGCAGTACCTTGACACGATGAGCTTTGGCGATGCGTTCCGATCGAAGATTAACCGCGTGAAAGGTTTGTTCTCCGACTTCTTAAGCGCACTCGGGATTGATTCGATTACGCAAAAAGTAACGAACATGATGGCTCAAGATACCTCGGGCGCGGGAGCGGTTGCCTCCGTCGCTGGTGGTGGTATTTTGGCGGCGGTCCTCGCGAGTGGCGGACTTAAAGGAATCGGGAACGCTCTCGGTGGTCTGGGCGGGCTTGCGGGTGGAGCCGCAAAAGGTAAACTCATGCAGGAAACGACAGGGGCAACTCCCGTCTATGTCGTCAACGCTTCTGAGATCGGTGGAGGCGGCGGTGCTCTTGGTGGACTCGCGGGAGCTGCGCAAGGCGGAAAAGGATTGATGGGCAAGCTCGGCACACTCGGTGCGGCTGCGGGCGCGGGATACCTCGGCTATCAGGCTGCGACCTCTCTTAACGAAAATGTCGTTCAACCCTGGCTCAAAGAATCTCCGACAGGTCAAAAAGTTGACTCTGCTATGCTTAATGCCATTACTAAATTGAGCCAGATGCTCGGATTGCTCCCTGAAGTGGTTCAATCTGCGAAGTCCTCTGGAGGGACCACGAGAGTTATGATCGAGAACAAAACTCATGACTTCAAAACCTCAGTCAAACAACCTTCGAGAGGGCCGGTGCAATAATGCTCGACTTAGGTAATCCATTAGATTTTGCCAAAGCTACTCTGTCCGATGTCGCTGGTATCTTGCAGGACTTCACCGGGTTCGCTGAGAAGAACTGGAACATTCAAGAGGCCGCGTATCTCTCCGACTCTTCCGCAAAACTTGCGGGCACGAGCGCGTACATCAAGTTTCACATCTTTAAAAGCAGCTCCGAGTACGGCGCTGGACTCTCGCAAGTCAGCGATCACGGTGGACGGCGCAAAGTAAAATACAGTTACCCGTACCGAGACGGACAAACCACCGATGACCTTGGTCGGATGCCCGAGTCGTTTGACTTCGACATTATTTTCCACGGCAAGAACTACATGGTCGGGTTCAATAAGATCTTAAAAGAGATCGACAACCCTTCGCCCGGAACTCTCATCCATCCCGTTCGCGGCGTGCTGCGCGTAGTGCCCGAGAGCTGGCAGATCACTCACTCGTCTTCCTCTCGTCAGGCGATGACCATTCGGATTACGTTCATCGAACACAATTTTACAATCGGGACGATCAACGAGATCAGCGCAAAGACGGTAAAGAGTGCTCTTACGACCGCTCTTGAAACCTTTGCAAAGATTGAGCGTGCTATTTTAGAAGTCGAAGGCGCGATTACATTTGGGCGCACTCTGATCAATAAGATCAAAGCCGCGCTCTCAACCTACAAGACAAATTACGCTGTTTTGCTAGGTAAAATGAACAAAACTTTCAACAAAGGGTCGTCGGTAGACATCCCGACTCTCTTGCCAGTGAACCTGGGCGGCTCAAGCGGTACGACGGGTGAGAGTTCTACGTTCCCACTCGTCACAAATCAAAACGATCCGTACAAAGACGTTCCGCTCGACAGCTTGTCATCTGAGACGACGACAGCAATTGCTGTAATCGAGTTGACTAAAGAAGTTAATTCTCTCCGCGACAGCGTGAATTCAATCGTGACAGATATCGCGGGAGGAGCTGATGGTCAGGGCGCTCTTGATTTCTACGACGTCGTTCTCGACCTCAAAGACTCCGCAATCAAAATGCAGGACGTTCTTGAGCAAGGAATTCAAACGTCGCAAGCTCGTATTACAAGTTATACTACACCGCGCGACATGAGCTTGCGCGAAGTGGCGTTCTTGAACGGATTAGAAGTAGATCGAGTCATTGACTTGGACATT